GGTACCGAGAGTTTTTTTAATCATTAAACATTCATTCCTAATCATGCAGTGTATATTCATGATATCAGAAAAATATCCGGTTGTGAGTTATTAATGAGATTTTGGGGTTAAAGTTTGTGTGGAAGGGGGGAGTGGAGAGAGCGTTCTGAAAAATTCCTTATGGGTTTTTCGAGACCTAATTAATTACCATATATCATATTTGGAGCGTTTTCATTAGGGTTGCAAAGAGGATAGGATCCCAAATAAAAAAGGCTGCCAGCCGGCAACCTTACTTTGTTAATCATATTTCGTATTTGCTTGTTCTAAAACCGACGTGTTTACTAGAAGAATTATTTTCGTGCCTTAGGTGATTTTCGATTTTGGTTCAATTGCTTTAATCTTTTAAATCTCATAAAGAGATTTTTATTTTCCTAGAGGGAACATATTTACAACCGCTGCGACTCCCGGTACACTACATAAAAACAGGACAGGCAGGTGCAAAAAATCAAGAGATGAAGCAGGCTTTAACTGACCAATACGGCAGCTTTACAGAGATGGCAGAAAATGAAATAGAAGGAACCGATTATTCGGTGGCTGCGCGGGATGCAGGGAGCGCACTGCTTGTGATGGCTCCCCACGGGGGCGGGATCGAACCGGGCATCAGTGAAATTGTCAGGGCTTTTGCAGCGGGTTCTTCGGTTTATTTATTGGAAGGATTGAAAAGGCGCGGCAATAAGAGTCTTCATGTGACAAGCGCCCATTTTGACTGCCCGCTTGCCGTGCGAATGGCTGCAGGACATCGATACATACTGGCGTTCCACGGATATGACGAGCCTTTCCGCCGGCATACGCTCATCGGGGGGACAGATCGAAGGCGCGCCTTGTTGTTTGCGGAGACATTGGAGAAGCACGGATTTTCTGCGGAGCTGGCGGCTGAAAGGGGATATCTTTCAGGTACAAACCCTGCAAGCATCAACAATCGCTGCCAAACAGGGTTAAGCGTGCAATTTGAAATCAGCACTGCCCAGCGGAAGGCGATGTTTGAGCAATTCACATTAAAGGGCAGGCGAACGTCTCAAAATGAGGTGTTTTCCCGCTATGTCAAAGCTTTGAAGGCAGGAGCCCGCATCGCATATGGGCCGAGTGCAGCCGGGAGCTGAGCCGGCTGTTTTTTATTTTCTCAGCATATACGCCGGCCGGCTTTCTGCCGCGACCATTTTGCCGACGCCGTTTGCCGTTGTGTACGGGCGGCGGGTTTCCCGGCGGTAGCGTGCAAGTTCGTCTTCTTCTTTAAGGCGAGCAGCATTCGCTGATTCGCTCTCTTGGGAAAGGCTCGCCATCCATGCCTCATGAAACTGGATCCCGGCTTGCCGTTTTTCAAAGAGCTCGATCCGTTTGACAGCGAACGATTCCGTGACTTTAAAGAGGTCGGCGATCATTTTAGCGGCTTGGCATCGCAGCTGGGGAAAATCCATTTTTAAAAGCATAAAAGTAGGGACGCAAAAATGGTACATAAATTGATTGGCCTGGAATTCCTGCAGCTCCCTGAACATCTGATTCATATAAAGCTGGTTTCCCGCGTGCTTTAATACGTGGCATAACTCATGGGCAAAATCCTCCCACTGCTTTTCCTTTGAAAGGCTGCTGTTGAGAATGATGCTGTACATGCCGTCATGCTTAATCATCATGCTGTTGACATTTTCATAGTGAATCCAAATGTTAAAATGAGCGGCTATGCGATTCATATCAATGTGGTGGGGTTCAAAAAAACCAAACTTTTGATACATATTTTTGACGTATTCTTCTAGGTGAGATAAGTAAAACTTCAATACGAGACACCCTTTCGAACAAATGTTCTGTTTTTAGCGGGAAAGAAAAGCCCGTCAAAGGGGCTGTCATGTTTTCATGCAGATCTATCATATACGATGAGCAGCTTCTTTAGCAAATCTTTCCCTTTTTTATCGTCTTAACTATTAAATCGGCGCTCACCAGGTAACGTTTAATAGAAATTCCTTTTTTATCCGTTTTGTTTATCTCCGGGCTTTCGTTTTTTCTCTTTTTCTTTTAAGTATTGAATGAACTCGATGGCCTGCTGTCTGCTTTCGGGGGAAAATTCCTGCATGTCTCGGTATGCAATTTGCAGATCCGGATCTGCGATTTCGTCTTCAATCGTTTTTTTCTTTTCCGTTCCTGTCAATAGATAGTCAATCGTCACTTTATAGTATTCGGCGAGTTTTTTTAATGTTTCATAGTCCGGCTCGCTTCTTCCGTTTTCGTAATGGGAGTAGCGGGCCCGAGATACACCGATCTGCTTCGCCACTTCTTCCTGTGTCCGTTTTCCTCTCAGGCTCTTCAGTCTGCCGCCTAACATAGAATGACCTCTCTTCCTCAATTCGGCATGTTTATCTCTATTATAGATACAAAATGTATCGAAATAAACATATGATAAAAAAAGTATCAAAAAAGCATTGATGATAAGAAGTGTATCATATATAATCAAATCATCAGATACGTATTGTATCAAAAACAGGGAGTGAGAACATGTGCGAAAACGGTTGATCGAAGAGCGTTGTAAGAGGGGATGGACCCAAAAGCAAGTGTCGGAAAGGCTTGGACTCTCCGAGGTTTATGTTCGCAAAATCGAAAGGGGAACACGCAATCCCGGCAGAGAAACGATGCTGAAATTCGAAACGCTTTACTCAGTGCCTGATCGATTGCTGTTTCCCGATCTTTTTCAGGTCTGTTTGGATACATATTGTATCAATGGAACTCTGTATGAAAGAAGGCGATGTCATGAATCTTGAACATCCGATGGTCACACACATTCGAACGCACGGCTATCCAAAGGAAGCCGACAGAGAGCAAATGCGAAGACATGGCGGACCCGCCGGATATCCACAAGGAGGCAGAATGGGTAAAATTGTGATTTCCTACAGCTCAGACCGTTTTGATCAATGGCGGCTCGGCGAAGCCGGGGGATTCATCGCTTTTACGAAAGACGGAAAGCCTGTATTCCAATTCGATCGTAAAGGCCAATACGAACGGTATCTCAGACTGAACCGCAGAAGGCAGAAGGAAGGGGGAAGATGAATGTCCCGTCCGCTCGATCAAAGCTATCCCTTTTCCGTTTACTCAGGGATTTTAACACCTGTGCACTACGAGAAAATAGGCAATGCCATTTGGCTGTTTTTATGGTGCATCAGTTCAACAACTAAGGAAATCGAACGCGATGGGATGACATGGGGCATCGTGCTCGGCAACAAACCGCTGAAAGCCGCAGAAATGGCTCTTCAATTCGGCGTCAACGAAAAAACGGTTAGAAGATGGCTCGCTCTTCTCGAACGAAACGGCTACATTGCAGTCACAAGAGCGCCTTACGGAATGATTTTGTCAGTCAGACATTCAAAGAAATTTGCCTATGGCAGCCATGTCCGGTCAGGCAGTTCTGTTCGGACAGAAGAGACTGGCCGTGCGGACATCCTTGTCCAATCCAATAAAGATATCACACAAATCAACACAAAACATAATATGACTTCCATAAAAACAATAGCAGACCGATTTGCCGCCCTTAGGTCTTTGCAGGAAGGAAAGCCTGTCCATCCCTCGTCAAAAGACTACAAGGCCATCGCCCGGATTGTCGCCCGCGGAGTGTCTCTTCCGCAAACAATCAAATGGCTTGAACAATGCTTTGAAGAGTATGAGGCGCGGCGCCGAAGCCGCAATGAAACGATCAAGGTCTTCAGCTACTGTGAAAAATATATAATCGGCCGGCTGGCTGAAGCGGAAGAGAAAACAACTGTCAGGAGGGAGAACAATGTCCAAAAGAACAATCGAAGAGATCATGGACGAACTGAGAAACAGGAGCTGTCTATCACAGGGGGGCAAACCGGAAGAATCCGCCGCAAAACAGTATGACTGTCCGAAATGCAAAGATGAACTCGGATTTATCGAACGGCGCGGAACGATGGAAGTATGGGTATCATGCGCCTGCCGCGAATGGCGGAAAGCGCAAAAGCTGTTGAAATCGAGCGAAATCACCGAACAATTTAAAAACTTAAATTTTGCTCAGTTCAAGACGAAAGGAAAACACCAATCTGTAAAAGAGGCGTATGAATGCGCCGTTGAATATGTACAAGCTTACCGGGACATCCGGGAAAGCCGCAAAAACAGCATCGCGTTCTTGGGACGACCCGGTTCAGGGAAGACGCATTTGCTGACGGCCGCCGCCAATGAGCTGATGAGGAAGCATTTCGTACCCGTCCTTTATTTTCCTTTTGTCGAAGGATTCAACGATTTAAAACAGGATTTCTCATTGCTTGAGGATAAGCTGAACCGGATGAAGCGAGTCGAGGTGCTGTTTCTCGATGACCTGTTTAAACCGGTGGGAGGCAGGCCGCGGGCGACGGAATGGCAGATCGAACAGACATATGCTGTCGTCAATTACAGGTATTTGAACCATAAGCCGATCATGCTGTCCAGCGAGCTAAGCGTTGAAGAAATTGTCAGCATAGACGAAGCGCTCGGAACGAGGCTGGTTGAAATGTGCCAGGACTTTCTCGTCGTCCTGAACGGGAGCTCTTTCGGCATCAATCATAGACTGGAGGGGATGGTTTGATGTGCCCGCTATGTAACGGGAGAAAATCAGTACACCAGGACGCAAGGATCGGAACGATGTTCTGCGCTTGTCCAAACTGCCGCTCTGAAAGCGGCGATTTGACGGATGTGATCAAACATCTGGAAGCGCTGATTGCAAAAATGAAAACAAGGGTGAAACAAGGTGCTTAAATGTTTAAAAGCGATGATTCTCATCATCTGGACAGCGGCAAAAAGAGACGCACAAATGAAACGATGGCACGAAGAAGACGGAAAGTGAGGAAGACAAACGTGAAGAACGAAAGTGCGACGTACAGCCCGTCACCATGGCGCGTTGTCAGAACAAATAGCGACCTGTACATTTATTCAGCTTACAGTAAAGCCGAAAAGAAACGGTTTCCTTATTCCAGCGGGCGGGTGATTGCCAAAGTCGCCGACTACAGCGCATATTCCAAGGAAAAAAATGCCCGCTTAATCGCCGCGGCTCCCGAACTTTTGACCGCAGCGAAGCTCACGCTTGCCTATTTGAAGCGAAAACGGCCCGCTCGCTCTAATTCAGTTGAGAATCAATTGATAAATATTTTAGAAAAAGTCGTCGCAAACGCGGAATTTGAAGAGGAGGAAAATAGATGAACCATCCGGCAAAGATACAAGATATCCACGATACGACGGTTGCAAGCCGCCTTAAAAAAGGAAAGGTGACAGTGATCGTTCTTGATGGAATGAACGGCACAGCTTGGCAGGCCGAGGCGCCTGAACACGGTAAAACCGTCATTGAAACGAGAAAGGGAGACCTCGCAAGGGTCGAATTTGAAATCGGCTATAAGCTATAGTTCTACAACTTGCATATTTGTCCAAGACGGAAAGCCTGCGGACGCTGATCAGATGCACATCTTACTGTGCGGCTGATTGGTGTCCTTTTTTATTTCAAAAAAACGGAGGTACACAAAATGGAAGATTTGCTTTTCGAATATAAAAGAGCGCTGAAAAACACGAAAAAACTGTATCGGGCCTATCAGGATGAACAAGGGCTGACGGCTGAACAATTGAAAGATAAAAAACTGATCAGAAACATGATGACCGATTTGGAATATGTGATCGACTGGCTTGAAAACGGAAGGGAGCCGGGAATCAGAAGGGCGATTGACAGGCGAGACGCTTATAAACGGATGCTACTGAAAGATCCGCTGATCATCGACACGTTCTCAGAACAGATTTCATTTGAACCGGCTCAAGAAGTGTCGGCGTACGATAAAGCCCGGATTGAAACCGCGCTGTCTGCCCTTACGGCACGCGAAAAAGAAATCTTCATTTTACATAAGGTCGAACAGTTTTCCTATGAGCGGATTGCCGCCATGCTCGGCATCAAAAAGTCTACTGTTCAAACCAATGTGAAACGGGCGCAGCTGAAAATCGCGAAACAAATCGAAAAGCCTCTCGATTGTATGGCATAACGATATATCTGTCTTTTGTCATACGTTTGCCACCTATAAGTGAAAAGAGAAAAAATATAATAAAACATACTGTTCTTAAATGGAAGATTCATATAGCGATGAAATATTACTGTTTCCGGGAATGAGAGGCGGTGAAGATGAACAATGCCAAGGAAAAGGGATCCAAAAAGGGATGAAGCTTTTCGTCTCTATCAACAATACGGGGGAAACATTACGAATCTCGCAATCGCAAGAGAACTCGGCGTTTCAAATCAAAAAGTCAGCGTTTGGAAAACCCGTGACCGCTGGAAAGAGGCTGTAAACGGGGAGGATACGAGCAGAGGAAAAGCAGACATCCGCAATGAAGGACTGAATGAACGGCAGCGGCTGTTTTGCATCTATTATGTGAAAAGCTTCAATGCTACCCAAGCAGCGATAAAAGCAGGCTACTCCCCTGCCAGCGCTCATGTGACAGGCTGCCGGCTTCTGAAAAATGAAAAGGTGGCCGATGAGATCAGGCGGATCAAAAAAGAGATGGTAGGGGAGATATTCGTTGAGGCGATGGATGTTCTCCAAGTCTATGTGAAAATCGCATTTGCCGATATGACCGACTATGTAACTTTCGGCAAAAAAGAGGTACAGGTTGTCGGAAAGTCAGGACCGCTGTTTGATGAAGAAAACAATCCGGTTATGAAAGAGATCAGCTTTGTCGATGTGAAACATTCCGACCTCGTCGATGGTACAGTCATCACAGAAGCGAAACTCGGGAAAGAAGGAATTGCAATCAAGCTGGCCGATAAAATGAAGGCGCTCGAGAAGCTCTCACAGTATTTCGATCTTTTCCCTGATTCATTTAAGCGGAAAATTGAAAATGAGAAGCTGAAGCTCGCCAAACAAAAAGCCGACAAAGATGCGGAATCAGGACCCGTTGAAGTGGTCATCACCAGAAAAGGTGATTCGGCTTGATTATAAAAGAAGTCAATCCGCATTTTGAAGATTATTTGTTTAACTGGGATCAGACGTTTCAATTTCTTGTCGGCGGATACGGTTCGTCAAAAAGCTATCATACTGCTTTAAAAGTTGTATTAAAGCTGCTGCAGGAAAAGCGCACCGCTCTCGTTGTAAGGGAAGTGTTTGAAACACACAGGGATTCGACTTTTTCTTTATTCGCAACCATTATCGATGAGCTGGGTGTTCAAACGGCGGCAGAGGCCGTTTCTTCTCCGATGCACATCAGGTTTGCAAACGGCAGCCGGATTATTTTTAAAGGGATGGACAACCCGGCGAAATTGAAATCCGTCAACAACATCTCGCTGATTTGGATCGAAGAATGTTCGGAAGTGAAGTATGAAGGCTTCAAGGAACTGATCGGCCGGCTGAGGCATCCTGATCACAGGCTGTATATGATATTGACGACAAACCCCGTCAGCCAGTCAAACTGGACGTACAGACACTTTTTCAAGGATGAGCGGAACAAGCGGTTTATTTTGGATGATGAGGTTTTGTATGAAAAGCGGGTCGCTGTCGTCGGTGATACGTTTTACCACCATTCCACAGCTGATGACAACCTGTTTTTGCCGAAAAGCTACCTCAAACAGCTTGATGATATGAAAGCATATGACCCTGACCTGTACCGGATTGCCAGAAAAGGACGGTTCGGGGTAAACGGCATTAGGGTTCTGCCGCAATTTGAAGTGATGGAGCATGAGGAGGTCATGAGGCGGATCTCCGCCATTTCCAACCCGCTGAAGAGAACCGGAATGGATTTCGGATTTGAGGCATCATACAATGCCGTCGTCCGGGCGGCCGTCGATCCCGACAAAAAATATCTCTATATTTATTGGGAGTACTACAAAAATAAAATGACAGACGACAAGACGGCCGAGGAGCTTAACGAATTCGCGGTTACGAAGGAGCTGATCAAAGCCGATCCGGCCGAACCGAAAAGCATCCAGTTTTTCAGGCAGAACGGTTTCAACATGACCGCAGCCCGCAAGTTCCAAGGCTCGCGCCTGCAATATACGAAAAAAATCAAGCGGTTTAAAAAAATATTGTGTTCTGACCGATGTGCCAATACGATCTACGAATTG